TTCATTTGGTGGTACTTTAGGAAAAATTAGATAATGATAGCATATCCAATTACACCACAGGATATTACTAAGCAAAGAGAAGAAGCAATAAAACCTGTTGAATACAAAGTATCAGATTTTTTATCTGGATTTAAAGAAGAAAACTTACCATACATTGCATATGATTATATGGTTAATAATCAAGATTTTAAACCACAAGATGGTTATAATCCTAAAGAAGATCCACAAGCTCAACCATATATGGATTTTTATGATCAGTTTATGTTTAGTAAAAGTCCAGCAGAAACTACTGCAATAATTACTAAAATGAATAATCACGCCGAAAATAATTATGCTTCACCTTGGTATCATTTAGGTAAAGTTACTGGTGCATTTACAGATCCATCAAGTATATTATTATTTACTAAATTTGGTCAGTCTGCAAAAGTATTTGGAACAGCTTTTACTGCTGAAGAAATTGCTAAACAAACTTTAGATCCTACAAGACCAGATGATTATGTACCTTGGGTAGTAGCAGGTGGATATGGATTACCTTACATTATTAATAAAATGGCTAAAGGTAATGTATCACCTAAAATTCAACAACAAGTTATTGAAGCTGATAAAGCATATCATACACCTAAAGTAGAAGACATTAGTAGTAAAGTTTATGAAGATGGTAAATTCATTAATCCTAATGAAAGACCAACACCAGGATCTGGTGGAGCTGCTGTTAATGAACAAGCAGCACCTCAAAAAACATTTAGAGAAAGATTTGAAGGTGAAAACTTTGTTAAATCTAATTTAAGAATCTTTGGTGAAGAAGGGCCTTGGACTCCAGTATTTAGAGTAATAAAAGCTAAATCATTAAATGCTAAAACAATGATAGCAGATATATTAGATACTCCATTACTTAAATTAAAAAATACTGAAAAGTATGGATTTGAAGCATCTGATGCTTCTATTGAAACACAGCTTCGTATGATGGAAGTTGGAAACATAGAAGCTATGAAAGGTATTAAAGATCAATACTTAAAATACATTTATAGAGTACAAGGTGCTGCACCTAAAACTGAATTAGGTATTAATCTTCATAATAAATTTAATAATGAACATATGTCTATATCTCAATTTGCACAAGAAGTTACAAAATCAAGATTAAACAAAATGCAACACGAAATACCAGAAATTGCACAAGCAGCTCGTATTACACAAGAAAAGGTTTATGGGCCACTTGGTAAAGAAATGCAAGAACTTGGTATTCGTAAACTTCCTATTGAAAGAGAAATTAATTTTTGGACTTCTACTTTAGAAAGAATGAAACAAAAAAATGAAGGTACAGTTAACTTTAAATCTAAAGTTGATGGTGAAACATCTACATTTACTAGAACAGAAATAGAAAATAAAATTAAAAAATTAAATGAAAGATTAGCTAGAGCTGATTCTTTAATTAAAGATTACATTAATATTATTTATAATAAATCTGGAATCGATAATAATAAAGAATTATTTAAACAAATTATTAGAGAAGATTTTATTAAACGTGGTTTAAACATTACTACTAAAAAACTTAATCAATTAGTTGAAGATTTATCTAGTCATTTTCCTTTTGTTAGATTTGAAAAAACTAAATATACAGATAACATTGATGATCTTATTTATGAAAGATATGCTTTTAATAGACCTAGATATGCTAGATCTACAAGAGCTAGAGAATTAAATTTATTACCAGAAACACAGTTAAAACTAATTGAAAACAATTTTATTGTTAGTGATATTTTTTCTTTAATGAAAACATATTACAGACAAATATCACCAGATATATTGTTTACTAAAAAATATGGTGATCCAAATGGTTTAGGTTATAAATACATATCTGAAGCAGACTCAATGACATCACCAGGATTATATCAAGTTGCTAATGAATATAACTTAAGAGCTGCTAATGCTAAATCAAAAGAAGCTAAAGCAGCTATTATAAAAGAGAGAAATCAAGTACTTGAAGATTTAGAAGCATCTGTTGAATTAGTTAGAGGTACATATGGTTTACCTACTAATCCACATGCTTTTACTTCTAAAGCTATGAGAACAATGAAACATTACAATGCACTAACAATGCTTACAGGATTCTTAGCAGCAACAGCAGACGTTGCACGTGTTGTTATGACTTCTGGTATTGAAAGAGGATTCAAAACTCAATTTGAAATGTTTTCTGATATGCTTTCTGGTGCTAATGGTATTAGAAGACTTGGTAAAAAAGAAGCTAATTCTGTAGCTGAAGCAGTTGATATGCTAACAGGTCAAAGAGCTATGTTATTTTCCGACATTGGAGATATGTTTGGTATGGGATCTAAAATTGAAGGTGCAATGGGTAAAGCAGCAATGTTTAACTTTATGTATGTTAACTTAATGTCTAGATGGACTGAATTTACTAAATCAATGGCGTCGGTAACAATAGGATCTAGAATAATAGAAGATTCTATTAAATGGTCTAAAGGTGAAACTCTTGCTCCTAAATGGAAAACTGCATTAGCATCTTCTGGTATTAATGAACAAATGGCTAAAAGAATTGCTAATCAGTTTGAACAACACGGAACAAAATTAAAATATAACTTTATGGCTAATACAGCAGAATGGACTGATGATGCAGCTAAACAAGCATTTGGTGCTGCATTAAATAAAGATATTAATATTACTATTGTTACACCAGGTAAAGGTGATACGCCTTTATGGATGTCGTTTGAATTAGGATCTACGTTAGCTCAATTTAAAAAATTTGCTATGGCATCAACACAAAGAATGTTGATTAGAGGTATGCAAGAAAAAGATATGGATTTTTTATTTGGATCATTTTTATTACTTGGTGCAGGTATGTTAACTGATGGAATTTATAATGAATTTAGATTTGGTAAAGATTATTCAAAATTATCTTTAACACAAAAATTATTAAATGCTTTTGATAGATCTGGATTAGCTGGAATTTATACAGATATTAATAGATCAATAGAATCTCTTACTGATAATAGAATAGGTATTGGTCCAATTCTTGGAGAAACAAAACCTTATGGATCTTCTATGAGATCAAAAGTAGGATTACTTGGCCCATCAGCAGGACAAATTTATAACGTATTTGATATTATGTATGATGTTGGCGGTAACAAATATAATCACTACACAGCACGTAATGTGCGTAGATTAATTCCATTTCAGAACGTATGGTACTTGGATTGGTTATTTGATGACATTGAAAAAGGACTTCGTTAATGGCTATTATTATTTCTGACACAGAACCACGTGTACAATATACTGCAACAGCTAGTCAAACTAGCTTTACTGTACCTTTTGAATTTTTTGCTAACGCAGATTTAAAAGTTTACAATGGTACAACATTATTATCTTATGCTGCATCACCTAGTACAGCATCAGAATATTCTGTATCTGGTGCAGGACAAACAGGTGGTGGATCAATTACACTAGGTGGATCTGGTGCAACATTAAATGATATTATTACAATCTATAGAGATTTAGCAATTGAAAGATCTACAGACTTTCCAACTTCTGGAGCTTTTCAAATTGATTCATTAAATACTGAATTAGACAAAATTATTTCAATGTGTCAGCAATTGGAAAGAGATTTAAAATACTCTCCAAGAGCTGCGGCAACAACAGCAAATACTTATAATATTACATTTCCTAACTTAGCAGCTAATAAAGTATTATCAGTTAATAGTGCAGGTAATGGTTTAGAATTTGCACAAGATATTACAGATATTACTACAATTGCTGGAATTGCAGCAGATGTTACTGCTGTAAGTAATATAGCAGCAAATGTAACTGCTGTGGCAGCAGACGCAACAGATATTGGTACAGTAGCAACAAATATTGCTTCAGTAAATATAGTAGCAACGAATATTAATGATGTTATTAAAGTTGCACAAGATTTAAATGAAGCTATATCAGAAGTAGAAACTGTAGCTGATGATTTAAACGAAGCAGTATCTGAAATTGATACAGTCGCAAATAATATTGCAGATGTAAATGTTGTAGGTAATTCAACCAACATTGCTAATATAGGATTAGTTGCTGGTCAAATTTCTCCAACAAATAACATTTCTACAGTAGCTGCTGCTAATGCTAATATTAATTTAGTTGCAGGACAAATATCACCTACTAATAATATTGGTACTGTTGCAGGTATTAATGCACAAATTAGTACAGTAGCAGGACTTAATACTGAAATAGCAGGTGTTTATGCTTTATCAGCTCAAATAACTTCTGTTAATTCTAATTCAACAAATATTAATACTGTTGCATCAAATTTATCTGGATCTAATACTATTGGAACAGTAGCAACTGATTTAGCAGGTTCTAATACAATTGGTACAGTAGCAGGTAGTATTGTAGCAGTACAAGATGTATCTGCTAACATTGGATCAGTTAATGACTTTGCTGCTAGATACAGAGTTTCAGCAACAGCTCCAAGTACAAGTTTAGATATAGGTGATTTATGGTTTGATGCTACTAACAATGTTATGAAAGTGTACTCATCTGGAGGATTCATAAATACTGGATCTTCAGTTAATGGTACAGCAGACAGATTTACATATACAGTATCTTCATCAACTTCAACTATTACAGGAAATGATGACTCTGGAAATGCCCTTGCATATGATGCACCATATATTGACGTTTATTTAAATGGCGTTAAAATGGTTAATAATTCAGATGTTACTGTAAGTTCTGGAACTTCAGTAGTATTTGCAAGTCCAATAGGAGTATCTGGTACTGATGTAGTAGATATTGTTGCATTTGGTACTTTTGAATTAGCAAACTTTAGCATAGGTGATGCTAATGATGTTTCAATAGCTGGTGTTACAGATGGTCAAGTATTAACTTGGAACGCTAGTTCATCTACATTCCAACCAGGAAATGCTAGTAGTGCAGAAGTATATGGATTTAAACGAGATTCAAATGGTGATTTAATTGTAACAACAAGTGGTGGCGGTGTAGATAATATAGATGCAGCTACTTATGCGTCATTTGATGATGTGCTATTTGCAGCATCTGGATTTACATTTAGTATTTCTAATGGAAGTTTAATAGCAACAGTTTAATGTGCGTAGATAAAAAGACTATAAAATTATAAGGAGAACATATGGCAACAATAAATTTAGGTAATATAAAATTCAATTGGCAAGGTGCATACAATGGTGCAACTGCTTATGCAGTAGATGATGTAGTTAGCTACAATGGCTCAAGCTACATTTGTAAATTAGCATCTACAGGTAACCTTCCAACAAATACGACTTACTTTGATGTAATGTCGCAAGCAGGTACAAGTGGTACTGACTTAACTTCAACATTAACAACACAAGGCGATTTAGTTTATCGTGATGGTTCAGGTCTTCAAAGACTTGGAGCAGGTACAGCAGGACAAGTATTACAAACAGGCGGTGCAGGTGCAAATCCTAGTTGGACTAATTTGTCTAGCGACTTTGTTAAACTTGCTGAAACAACAGTAAGTTCTGGTGTATCAAGTGTAGGTTTTGATGGATATTTTTCTTCTACTTATGACAGATACGAAATTGTATGTTCAAATTTTCACGTAGATAGTGTTCCTGATATGGCATTTAGAGTTTATATAGCTAATTCAGCACACACAAGTAGTCAATATGTTAATACAAATGCTTTTCAATATACAGACCTAACTCCATCACATTCAATATCTCAACAAAGTTCAACTTCTGTTGATTATGATGCACCTTATGATTTATGGCAATCAAATGGAGATAACTTAGGAAGTCAATCAACTAACGGCTGTTATATTCATTACACAATTTACAATCCATTAAATACTACTGATTGGAAAATGATGCAATTTGAAGTTGGTTATGGTCAAGCAAGTAATAATATCGCTATGCAACGAGTTTTTGGACACGGAGTTCTTAAAAATACAAGTGCATTAACTGGTATGTTAATTCTTCCAAGTGCTGGAAATATTACATCAGGAACATTTAAACTTTATGGATACAAATAAGGAGCAATTATGAAAAAATTATTAAATGGCAAATTAGTTGAATTGACAGCAAAAGAAATTTCTCAAAAAGAAACTGATGAAAAAAAGGCTATTGCTTTTAAAGAAGCTGTTAAAAAAGCTAAAGCACAAAAAGAAGCTGACGCACTTGCAGGTAATAACAAATTACTTGAATTGGGATTAACTCAAGCACAAGTGACAGCTATGACAGGTTACACACCACCAACGGAGGCATAATCCGTTATGACTAAAGCAAGA